GTACAATTATGGACTAAGTATCTTACTAAGGTTAAGGTTAATCCTCATTATGTTGTTAGTGAAGTTCACGAAGTTACTAATGAGTCATTAGCAAATGCTTAGACCAATAATATATCCTTATAAATTACAGTCTGAATCAGCTAAGGCATTATCTAAATCCTTATCTGATTTAAGATGTAAACGTGTGCGTGAGAATGGTAATTATTCTTACTATAATAATCATATTATTATTAATTGGGGTAATCCTAGATTACCTAATTGGATTAATGATGATGTAGTTATACTAAATAATCCCTCAGTAGTTCAGACTACTCAGAATAAACACAGTGCATTAGAAGTTATGCTTGGTAAGGTTCGTATTCCTAAATTTACTACACTTATGGAGTCAGCTAAAAGATGGATTAAAGAAGATAGAGTTGCTGTTGCTAGAACGTTATTGCGTGGGTGTGGGGGTAGAGGCATTAATTTAGTAAATGATGCAGATGATTTACCTGATTGTGCATTATACACGAGATATGTAAAGAAGTCTGATGAATATAGAGTACATATTTTTATGGGTACTATCATTTTTCTGCAAAAGAAAATGCTACGCAAGGGGAGTGAGGGAAACAATTTTCAAATACGAAACCATGCAAATGGTTGGATATTTGGTAGTAAAGGTATAGCTGTGCCACAAGATGTTGTGGAACAGGCATTATTAGCTGTCAAAGCACTTAAGTTAGATTTTGGAGCAGTAGATGTTGGGTGGCAGGAATCTTCACAAAAAGCATTTGTATATGAAGTTAATACTGCACCTGCATTAGAGGGAACTACTTTAAATTTATATAGTCAACACATACGGAGGTTATTGGTATGAAGAAAATATTTGTATATGGTACGTTAAAACAACATCAACCAAACTTTGCCATTATTAAAGGTGGTATATTTTGTGGTGTTGGTAAATTAGATAAATCCTATAAGTTTAGGATGGTTAGTCTAGGTGCATTTCCCGCACTTATTCCTGCTGATTCTGAACATTCTCAGGAAATTAATGGCGAGATATGGAATATAGATAAAACTGCGTTCGAAAATGTAGAACACTTGGAAGGGTATCCATCATTTTACGATAGAGATAAAGTTATTGTTAAAGATTCTCAAGGAAATGAACATGAATGTTTTGTTTATTTTATTCCTGATGAACTTGGTTCGAGGGAATTAAAAAGTGTAGAGACGGGAACTTGGCTTGGTCGTGAAGATTCAATGTATGGTATAACATACAAATATAGTGCCTAACTATAAAACACAGCTTTCATATCTTAACTCTGAACTAGAAGTTGGTCAGACAACTAGAGATGCACAGTGTCCTTTTTGTTTAAAACAGAATGGTGATTTTGCTGTAACAAGAGTTGACGATGGATTATTATATAAATGCTTTAGGGTTGCATGTGACTCAAGGGGATTTGTTCCTATTAATATGGGGATATGGTGTCTTACTGGTAAACACTCCGCCAAAAAAGACACACTAAATAAGGAATATCCCTTTGAGTCTTTTATTACTAAATTAAATGAATCACAAGTTAATTACTTACAAAGTAAGTTTAATCTTACAATAGAAGAATTAATATTAAATAAAATAAAATGGTGTAAAAAAACAGAGAGAATTATATATCCTATATTATCTAAAGATGGAGACGTTAAAGGATATGTTTCTCGTTACTATAAGGAGTTATCTGATAAAAAATATGATGGGGTTAAATCTAGAACTTATTGGATTAATAGAGATACTAACTATTACAATGTAAGCTTTCCTTATTGTGAGATTAATTTTGATAATTTAATTGTTTTAGTTGAGGACATAATTAGTTCTATACGAATAGCTAGGCATGTTCCTAGTATGGCATTATTATCTAATTCTATACCAACTAATGCTATGAAATTTTTATCAGGAAAAGATGTGGTAATAGTGTTAGATAATGATGCTACTACCCATGCGTTAGATATAAAACAAAAATATTCTTTATTTTTTAAATCTTGTCAAGTTATACCTGTTGATAATGATCCAAAAAATATGAATAATGAAAATATAATAAATAATATAATTACAAGAATATCAACTAATTTGAACTAATTTAGATGCTTATAGTCTAAATTATAAATAATAAATAAGCTATTGATTAATAAGAACTTTAAGTAGTCTAAACTACTTATAATATATTATAATATAATTATATATTATAATATCATAATAATAATATAATAATATAATAATAATATGGAATCTAAAATACTTTCTTCAATTATTCAAGACAGAGAATCGTTTAACAAGTTATCGAAACTAAACATTAAAGATTCTTTCTCTGAACCCGCAAAATTCATATACGACATTGTATGTGATTTCTATGACAAAGATACGTCTATATCTTTTGTAGATTTAGAATTAGTGGAAAAACGAATCGCAAGAGAGCTTCCCAAACAAATAGATCTGTATCGAAATATTCTAAAAACTCTTAATCAAACTACATCTTCACCAAATTTATTGGAAGAAGTTATTGCCTTGAAAAAGGATGCCATTGCTCGAGAACTATCATCAATATTATTGGCGCAAAATAAAAATGGCGCACTAGAATTGATGGAGGAATACAAGTACGTAGAGGAATATGTAAAATCTCAAGAGGACGATGATGAAAGCCTATTAATTAGCACAAAAGTTTCTGATGTAGTAGAAACATTAAAAAATAAAAATAGAATCAATCTCTGGCCTAAGGCTTTACAGCAAGCTACGGGGGGAGCAATGCGAGGACATAATGTCCTTGTGTTTGGTAGACCTGAAGTAGGTAAATCATTGTTTATTATTAATATGGTCGGTGGTCTGTTACATGACGGCTACAAAGTATTATTTATTGAAAACGAAGACCCAGCAAAAGCAACAATGTCTAGACTCATCTGCAGATTGGCAGAAAAACCTATAGTAGACGTTATTGATAATCCTGATGAGGTCGAAAACGTAGTTAAACAAAGAGGCTACGATAATTTAATACTTAAATCATTATCTCCAGGAACTTTCAGAGATATACAGAGTCTAATCGACCAACACGGGGTGGATGTTGTTGTAATCAACCAACTCCGTAACATTTGGGTAGGTAAAGAAGGTAGGGTAGAACAGATGGAGATAGCCGCTACATCTGCAAGAAATCTAGCTAAGAAAAATAATATCTTGGTTATCGGAGTCACTCAAGCAGGTGATTCGGGAACGAATAAACTGCGATTAGAGATGGGTGATATAGATTTCTCAAATACTGGAATGCCTGCCCAGATGGACTTAATTGTTGGTGTTGGTTCTAATGAGGAATACGACAGCAAATCGTGGAGAATGATTTCTCTGCCTAAAAATAAACTTAGTGGAGAGCATGTATTTTTTCCAGTTATGGTAGATACAAAAACAAGTAAAGTAACGAGCATATAATGGATTTTAATATACCTGAATTTGTAACTAATCCAAATCCTGATATATTTAAATCAGATAATTATTTAGTATTTGATTTTGAAACAACTAACTTAGATAAAGGAGACCCATTAAATGAAAATAACAGTATCATACTCATTGCATGGCAAAGAAACGGTGACGAACGAGGAGTTTTCGTTCGACATCCCGAGCCAATACATATCGAAGACTTTCTTAACGAAGTGGAAAGAGCTGATTTCATTATTGCGCACAACGCAAAATTCGAACTTGGATGGCTTAAGCGCCTCGGAGTCAGACTTGAGAAAACACTTCCCTTTTGTACACAATTGGCAGAATATGTACTCCGCTCCAACAGAAGAGGAAAGTTATCACTGGAAGAATGCCTCAGACGAAGAAGACTAGGAGGAAAAGAATCAATAATTAGTGCTATGATGGGCGCTGGAATATGCCCTTCAGAAATGCCTGAAAATTGGCTCATAAAGTACGCTAAAATGGACGTAGAGCAAACTCACAAATTATTTGAGCACCAGCGTAGGGAATTATTTAAAAACAGCTTACAGCGTGTTTTTTATACAAAGTGTATTCAAATACCAGTTATTGCAGATATAGAATTTAATGGCATGTGTTTAGATACATCAAAAGTTAAAGAAGTATATAAACAGTCAGTGTCAGATTTACGTTCTGTAGAGAGAGAATTAGATGAATTTACTGGTGGTCTTAATCCAAGAAGTAACAAGCAAATGGCTGAGTTTATTTATGATGAACTTAAATTTGCTATGCCTAAAGACCATAGTGGTAATATTATAACAACCCCAAAAGGGGAAAGAAGCGCTTCGTCGGTAGTAATATCTTTACTGAAGCCAAAAAGTAGTAAACAAAAAAGGTTCATACAATTAAAACAAAAACAGGTAAAATTAAATGCGCAAGTTACAAAATCTCTTGAAAAATTTAACGAGTGTTGTGAAAAAGGGGGAGGAATCCTCCACGCAGCTATCAACCAAGCAGTTACTGCTACTGGCAGGTACAGTAGTACTGGAAAAACATACAAGTGCCAGTTCCAAAATGTGGATCGAGGATTTAAACGATTATTTAGAGCAAGGGAACCAAGCTGGTTGGTGGGTGAAGCTGATGAAGCACAACTGGAATTCAGAGTCGCTGTCTGGTATGGACAGGATGATCAGGGACTTCGAGACATACAGAGAAATTTTGACGTTCATTCATTCACAGCTGATATTATATATCCAAGAGAACGGGATAGAGCAATCGCCAGACAAAATGCAAAAGCACATACATTTAAGCCACTCTATGGTGGAACAAGCGGAACACCATCTGAGAGACGTTATTACAGAACGTTTACTGAGAAATACGGGGGAATCTCTGGAGAGCAAGATAAGTGGGTAGATAAGGCGGTAGTAACAAAAGAATTAACACTTCCTACGGGGATGAAGTTTTACTTTCCCTCGTTGAAGGTTACACATACTGGTTATGTTGAGGGTAATACATCAGTTAGAAATTACCCAGTACAATACTTGGCTACAGCTGAGATCGTACCAACAGCACTGGTATATGCTTGGCATTGCTTTAAGTCAGCAAATGCTGAGTCATTTATCACAAATACTATACATGATTCAATTATTTGTGAAGTACATCCAGATGAACGGAACTTTTTCATCGATGTGATGTCAGAGTCTTTACAGGATTTTCCTGTGAAGTATATGAAGAAATTATATGGAATTGATTTTAACATACCATTAAAAGCTGAAATAAAAACAGGAACTCATTGGGGGTCTTAATATGAATACAGCAGAAGGGGTCGTAGAGACCATAAGAGCAGGCAGAGGAGTATCGGTATCAATAAGTGGTGCTTGGTATGGTGCTGGCTTTGATGCAACTAAATTACCTTTTAAGGAAGGTAATACCATTAAATTTGTATATACTGAAAAAGGAATCTATAAGAATATGGATTTGAAATCAGTGGAAGTAATGGATGCATCAGAGACAAGTAACTTACAACCAGCAGCTTCGCCTAAAGCAAAAGTTACAGCTGGAGCAACTGTTACCAGAGACTCATACTGGTCTAACAAAGAAGAAGAGGACAAGTTACGTTCTAAAGAAATTAGATACGAAGCATGTCTAAACAGAGCAATTGCTATGGTTGATTTATTAATTACTTCTGGAGCATTGGCACTAGGTGCTAACGCCAAGAAGAAAGTTGAAATAGTTGAAAACACAGTAGAAGCATACACTCGTAAATTTTATGAGGAAGCTACTGATGCTAGAGATGGAGCATTTGATGCTCCTTCTCCAGATGGTTCTGGCGAGGGTTCTGAAGAGGATACAAGCTATGAGTAAAAATAATCTAGACGAAACCCTTGATTATGAATTGGTAGTTAAACCTCCCATCAACGCATCACCTAATGGTAATGGTAATGGAGTTTACGCTATTGTAAATAAACAAACAAACGTAACAGAGGCAGAAGTGCCATTTCTAGTTCAAGGATATGAGGGTCTGTATGAGATGCAGGCTAGCTTAGATAATTGGAGAGATAAGTTTGACCAAAAAAAGAAAGAAAAAGAAAAAGATTCAGAGATTTTGGTAAACTAAAATGAAAGCATTAGTAGACGGAGACATCATACTTTACAGATGTGGCTTTGCCGCACAAAGTAGGATATACAATTTATCAATACCTCTCTTTCAAGGAGAGATACCTAAGTTTAAGTACAAAAAGGATATGATGGATTGGCTTAATGAACATGGCAGAGAAAAATCTGAGTATGATGTCACTGTAGATACAGTTATCGAACCTGTTGAGAACGCTTTAAATAACGTTAAGACTGTCTTGACTGAAATAAAAAGCTATTTATCAAAAAGGTTTGGGGAGATTGAGTTAGAAATATTCTTGAGTGGAAGTACAAACTTTAGAGATAATCTGGCTACAATAAAAATTTATAAGGGTAATAGAGATCCATTACACAAACCACATTGGTATGATGAGATTAAAGAATACCTAAAATCTGTTTGGGATGCTCAGGAAGTAGAGAACTTAGAAGCAGATGATATATTAGCAGATCTTCAAGAATCTGTTCCTTCATCAGAAGATTCTTGTATTATTTCTACTGACAAAGATTTAGATCAGATAGCAGGATGGCACTATAACTGGGTAAAAGACCAATTATATGAAGTATCTGTAGAGCAAGCAATTCATAATAAGTATGTTCAAATACTTACTGGAGATTCTACTGATAACATAGAGGGTATTCCTGGGGTTGGGCCAGTGGGGGCTGAGAAATGTCTTGAGTGGTGTGAGACCGTAGATGATTATGAGCAGTCAGTTTCTCAAGAATACGAACATTTTTTTACTCAGACTAAAAAAGGTGTAGAAAAATGCAACGAGTATTGTATGACTTGGGATGAAATTCTAGAAGAAACAAGAGCATTAATAACTTTAGGAAGCATAGACAATGGAAAATAATAACAAAGAAATGGTTAGTCATATTGTTGTATCTACGATATTTGCATCATTAATAATATTAGCGGTATACCTCTATGCGCAAGCGTAAAAAAACAATGAGTAGTTTAGACTACTTAGAACACGACCCACAAGATACTTTAGACAAAGCTGGGATAGAGAGGCTTTGGAGAGGGGTTAGTAAAACTAACGTAAAGGACATAGAAGAATTAAGATCAGCAGATCAATTAAAGAAAGTCCTTTCAAAAAAGGATATTAAAAAATGGCTATCAAATACAGGTCAAAATTTGAAGAAGAAATTGCTGAAAAGTTAAAAGGAACAAGAGCTAGATACGAAAAATTAATAATTCCATTTATTAAAATTCACACATATAAACCTGATTGGGTCTTACCCAATGGAATTATAATTGAAGGCAAGGGAAGATTTACGTCCTCCGACAGAGCAAAACATTTACTTATCAAGGAGCAACTACCTGACTTGGACATAAGGTTTGTGTTTAAATATGATAACAAATTGCATAAAACATCAAAAACTAGATATTCAGAATGGTGTAAAAAACACGGTTTTAAATATAGTTTTACTGAGGTTCCGAAGGAATGGATAAAAGAGAAGAAGAAATCTATTACTGTTTCAGATGTGGAAGTAAGTCTGAAAAAGGATTAGATAACGAGATGGCAGACTGCCATGAATGCGGGGAACACGCAGTTATATCCGTGCTCATGGCTTTTGACATAATCAATAGTCTCTACTTACGTGGAGGACTTAATTTAAACTATGAGGAAAATGAATATGAGGAAATATGCTACGACCCTGGTGATTCCTGATGCTCACGATGGTCCTGAACATAACAAGGATAGATTCGAAGCTCTTGGAAACTTCATTGTCGAAAATAAGCCTGACAATATAGTTCAGATAGGAGACTTCATGAACTTGGATTCTATAAACTTTTTTGATAATAATAAGCCTTTAATGAAGGAAGGCAAAAGATTAAAAGATGATATAGATTCAGGCATAGAAGCCTATGAAAAGATAATGAAACCCATACGTAACTTGTGGAAAAAGCAAGCTAGATGGAAAACTAAGAAATATAATCCTAATAGATATTGGTTATTAGGAAACCATGAGCTTAGGACTTGGAGATATACCCTAGATAAACCTGAGCTTAGTGGGTTTATACCTGAGACAGATTTTGTTGGAGCTGGTAAAGATAAGTGGGATATAATAGAATATAGACAATACGTGTACATTGATGGCACAGCGTTCACACACGCACCTATGAATAGAAGAGTTAATCAACCCTTAAGTGGGGAGTACGTTACTAAGAGAGCTACTGAGACACACAATACTTCAATAGTATTCGGACACACACATAGATTTGGTGTGCATACTATGAAGAGAACTTCTGATGACACCACAGTATCTCCTCTTATACAGTCGTGTAATGTAGGGTGGTACGCAGATTATATGCCTGAATATATGGAGGGAAACGAAGCTACTTGTGATTGGTGGTCAGGATTAGTTACATTAACGCATACAGGGCAGGGAACTATTGACATAACTCAGCACTCTATAGATAGAGTTAAAGAGGATTACTTATAATGACTGTCGATAATACTTTTATACACAAAAGAAGAGCGCAAATATTTGCAGAGTTATATCACGAATTTGGTCCCGTAGAGGCAGGTCAGTGGATTATAGACAATGTGCCAAAAAATGAACGAGACGAAATATCTAAATACTTAGAAAAGGAACTGAGAAAATATGAACCAATTGCCGACTGAATACCAACAATTTATACATTTAAGTAGGTATGCAAGACATCTACCTGATAAACAACGTAGAGAGACTTGGGAAGAAACTGTAAATAGATATATTAATTTTTTTACTGAGAGATTCAATGATGAATTTGATTTTTCTGAAGTAAAAGAAAATATATTAAATCTAAAAGTTATGCCATCTATGAGGTGTTTGATGACTGCTGGTAAAGCATTAGACAGAGATAACGTAGCGGGATTTAATTGTAGTTATCTTCCAATAGACAACCAAAGATCATTCGATGAGATAATGTATATCTTAATGTGTGGTACTGGAGTTGGTTTTAGTGTAGAAAGACAGTTTATCAATCAGTTACCACAAGTATCTGAAGAATTTCATGATACCAATACTGTAGTACACGTAATGGATTCCAAAATGGGATGGGCTAGCGCTTACAGAGAGCTCATATCCCTGCTTTATTCAGGCAGGATACCATCGTGGGACGTTTCAAAAGTTCGTGCCGCTGGGGCAAGATTAAAGACCTTTGGTGGACGTTCCTCTGGGCCAGAACCACTGGAAGAATTATTTAAGTTTACTGTAAATACTTTTATAAATGCCAAAGGGAGGAAACTAACCAGTATTGAATGTCATGATCTTTGTTGTAAGGTGGGTGATATAGTCGTAGTGGGGGGTGTAAGGAGATCAGCGCTGATTTCTTTATCTAATCTCAGTGATGACAGGATGCGAATAGCTAAGTCTGGAAATTGGTGGGAGCTCAACGGACAGAGGGCGTTAGCTAATAATTCAGCATGTTACACTGAGACCCCTGATATGGCTCAATTTATGTCCGAGTGGCAAGCATTATATCTAAGTCACTCAGGAGAGCGTGGTATATTTAATAGAACTGCTGCTAAGAAGTTTTCCCCTGAGAGAAGGGATACTGATTGGGAATTTGGTACTAACCCATGTTCTGAGATTGTACTAAGACCTAATCAATTTTGTAATCTATCTGAGGTAATAGTAAGACCTAAGGATACACTTAAAGACCTGAAGAAGAAAGTAGAGATAGCTACTATAATTGGTACTATGCAAGCTACACTAACTGATTTTAGATACTTAAGATCTTCTTGGAAAAAGAATACTGAAGAAGAAGCATTACTTGGAGTATCTTTGACTGGTATAATGGATCACCCAACGCTTAGTACTACTAAAGACACAACTAAAAAATGGCTACGGGAGATGAGAAATGTGGCAATCAATACAAACGAGACTTGGGCACATAAGCTGGGTATTAATCCAAGCACTGCAATCACTTGCGTCAAGCCTAGTGGTACTGTTAGTCAGCTTACTGATACTGCTAGTGGTATACACCCTCGTCATAATGAATACTATATACGAACGGTGCGGCAAGACAACAAAGACCCATTAACTTCCTTTATGAAAGAGTTTGGATTTCCTAATGAACCAGCGTTTGGTAAAGAGAATTCAACAACTGTATTTTCTTTTGGATGTAAGAGCCCTAAGGGAGCTGTTACTAGAAATGAACGTACAGCTATACAACAACTAGAACATTGGCTTGTGTACCAAGAGAATTGGTGTGAGCACAAACCATCTATTACCGCTTACGTTAGAGAACATGAGTGGATGAAAGTTGGGGCTTGGGTATATGACCACTTCGATGCTATAAGTGGAATATCTTTTTTACCTTACGATGGTGGAACTTACAAACAAGCACCATACACTGATTGCACTAAAGAAGAATATGAAGAAGCTGTTAGTAAGACACCTAAAGCTGATTGGTCATTCTTAGTTGAGGAAGATGACAATACAAGTAGTTCACAACAATTAGCTTGTACAGGCAATGCTTGTGAGATTTAATTAAGATGAGTCCTTACTACGAAGATTTGCAAATTGAACTATATTTTAATGCAGAAATATTTAGTGTAATAGCAAATCCTGATACACAATGGATAGATTATTATAGTTTCAATGCTTGTTTAATAGATAACAATATTTTAATTAAAGACAAATTTTATAATTGGTTACATAAAAAGCATCCCTTCAGAGCAGGCATTTTAAAAATGGAAGGTAAAACTATATATAATTGGCATAAAGATACTAATAGAGGTGTATGTATAAATACGGTACTTCCAACACCTCATACTTCCTTTACTTTTTTTAGAGAAACTGAACAACTAAATCATAGCTTAATTGAATTACAATACCATCCTGGAGGTAGATTTTTATTCAATAATCAAAAGGATCATATGGTTTTAAACTGTGGATCACCAAGATTTCTATTAACAATTGAATTTGTAGAAAATAAAAACCAATTAACTTATCAAGATCTACTAAAAGAAATACGAAAAGATTATATAGGAGGATAAACAGATGAATCCTGATAACGTAAAAGATCCTAAGCACTATTCAAGATGGAAAATAGAGCCTGTTCAATTTATGATTGAAAATGAGATACCTTATGCCGAAGGCAATGTAATAAAATATGTAATGAGATGGAAATACAAAGGGGGGTTAGAGGATTTACATAAAGCCCAAGAATATTTAAACATACTAATTAAGAGTGAGTTGGAGAAC